TCAACCCTTACGGGTCCAGTTGTCCCGCAGCTCGCGATCAACATCGTTATCAGGCAAGTGGTTAACAGTCTGCTGTACATTGCTGGCCTCTTTCGTTGCTTCTACCCGGCGTTCGGCTACTGCTTCAGTCGCTGCGGCCTTTTCTTCGGTTCGCTGCTGGTCTGCTTTCGCTTCCGCTTTGCTGGTACCGCGTGAATGACCAATGCCAAAAGCACCAGCGATAGCCGCCATTATCAGGGCAGCAATACCGACTATTGTTTCTAATCCCATATCAACCTCACATCAGTACCGTTTTGGCCTGACCGAAGCGAGCGCGACGATCTTCAAGTCCGTTCGTGCCGCCGTTGATAACCTTCGTCACATGTAGCAGGTTATCTGAATAGTTCAAACATCCCTTTGTAACAAAGAACCATGCCGCGCTTCTGGCTGCATAAATGGGTTCGGCTAATAGCTCAGGCTGTTGCACCAGATCAACCTTCAGGGCATTGCCGCAGTCACGATAGTTATCCATGAACGTGATGCCAATGAGTCCACGCCCACGGTATTTCCATCCATCACCTGGCGCGTTGTTACCGTAGCGTTTGCTGTATACCAGGTTAGCAATGGCACGCTGACGCTCAATTGGTAATGCTCGTTCATCAGGTCGGCGACCCAGCGTATTAGCCTGGTCCTGTGTGATTCGTCCAGCTCGAATGAAGTTTGCCAACCCGACTACGCTGTAATTGAAGTTTTCCTGTAGCCGGGTGAATCCTGTCGACTCATGCCCAGCCTGCGCAATGAACATGGCCTGGTCTACCGGCTTGGTGATGCCGAACTCTTTCATCGCATCACTTACTGGCTGAAACCAGAGCGCAGCTAACTCGGCGCTTAGCCCAGCCGCCTTTTGAAATTGTGATTGGTTCATTAGTGCCTCAGTGCATCAACCAGGCGCGCTACATTTCCCCGAGCCCAGAGAACGGCAGCGCATATCAGGACGTTCACCAGCACCACAAACCAGTGTGGTTCATGGTACAGGCCAAACAGGTAACGGAAAGGGACGCTGGCGTATACCAGCACCGTGAAATAAGCCATCAGCGATATCAGTGGGCGATGTCTCGCCCCGCCGCGCTGGTAGAACATCAGTGCAATAACGATAACAGCAGAGATAATTGCGTTTGCCATCGCACTCGGATCACTTGTTACCATTGCTGGCCCCTCCACCACGTAAACGCGAGAGAATTCCAAACAGGCTACCCAAATCCTGGCTGTTAACGAACGTCAGCAGCTTAATAGCAATAGCGGCTACGATTACCGCACCCAGCGCATCAAGTGGCCTGTCGCTATACCCCGTCCATTTGGAGAAGTAAGAGCCAAGCAGTGGAGCGCCGATAACGCCGAAGATGAATGAGGTGATGAAGTAGCCTACCAGCTTAAGACGGCTGATATTAACCGCCGTAGCGACGTAGAACACCGCGCCAGCGAATGCGCCAAAAACCACACCGTAATCTATGCCGGTTGCCAGGCCGAACATGCTGGCACCCATCAGACCACCAGCCGCTACCGTAGTGCCAGAAACAGGATCGGACATTTAGCCCCCTCTTATTGCTGTGAGTCCTCTCAGAGTGAGGGGAAACAAAAAAGCCCCCAGTTGGGGGCCATATGAAATGATAGTTTTATGTATTCATACCCTTCGAAATGCTTAAGCACATGTCTAAATCACAACTCTTAGCATAGTAAGATAAAAAATGCGGACCGCGTTACTTTTTTTTGCTATGATGGAAGAACTCACATCATCTATGGCATGGGCTATCAAATTCAACTAAAACATCGAGATATAAATCAATGAAATCAGTAATCTACGTAGAAAATTCTGATGAGGTTGAAGTTATTGGTAATTTTTCTAATATTGAAGCGCCATTACTCGTAGCAAAAAATATAAAAAAACTCACCGCACAAAAAAACATTTGCACCAGTAATTCAACGCATTACGAAGTTGAAGATTGCGGAGAACTTATAGCTGAGAGTAATGTGGATTTAAAAAAACATAAAAACAAGAGGGTTAGTTTAACTGATGCCACACCTCGCTTTAAAGCGTCGATAGTTTATATATTAGTAATGAGAGCCATATATGGAAAATAATGACAAACCAATGTTTAAACTAAAGAATATTGACAAGGTCAATTTAAACAAAAACTCAACAACATCTAACACTCTTGCTAACGCAGAAAACATTAAAGAATTTACTGCAAAAAATAATCAGGCAGGCTCAAATAGAAACGAAGACAAAAATAAAGACATTTCAAAAACCAGAAAAATTTATAACTTCATTCTTAAAAACTCATGGACTATCTGCATTGCAGTTATAAGTGCAATTATAGTGGCGATAATAAAAACAAAACTTAATATCCCGTGACATCTTAATAAAGCGGCGCTCATTAATAATTAGCACCGCTTCTTCTATCAATCCATATTTAGTTTAATATCAAGCATTGAAAGGCAGCCATCAATAAACCCTTCTGCCATCTGTATCTCAATGCGTATCAGCTTCTCGTCCTTCTTTCGCGCTTTGGCTATTTTCCGCTTCGAGATTCCAAAGAGATAGTGTGCAACCAAGAGCGAATGTTCATATGGCTTTCGTTTTTGAAGTCGAGCTAAACACCCTTCGATAATCAGAGCGTCGTCGTCAGTGCAAGAAAGTCGGGATTTACTTGTTTGAGGAAGAAGCCCTTTGAAACCAGCCGCGATTGGTGAGTAATCCACGCCAGAGCTATCGCTCGCGGCCCATCCCCCCCAACGCTCTAACACCATCTGAATATCACGCATATATTTTCTCCATACAATTATGCTTTTGTTATTACGCCGATCGCCAGCGCTCGATTCATAAACCGGAATAGCAGCTCCAGCTGGGTACCGTGTTTTTTCTCGAACGCTGCAACATCAGCATGTAATTTGTCGTGACACTCTCTGCACAGAGGGATCACAAACAAATCGTGGGCTTTAGTGGCGGTACCGCCCATGCCGTGACCAATGACATGGTGTGGATCATCCGCTGGCCGCCGGCAACCTTCACAGGGCTGGGTTTTAACCCACCGGGTATAGTCCTCATTCACCCACCTGCGGTGTTTTGGGCGCAACATGTAGGATTCAGGGGATTCAGGATCCGCATGCAGAGCCAGAACCTTTGGCTGTTCATAGGCTACTTCCTGATTTGCTCCATGCTTTAATTTCGCAGCCGTGACCGCAGGGGTGACCTTCTTCTGCAAAATTCTTTTTGCCGGGGGCATCGGCACAATGTCACTTTCTCGATATACGGATAAAAACGGCTCATCAGGTAAGCGAAGCGCATGCTGGGCCATCCTTTCCGTGATTGCATCAGCAATGCCTGAATAAACGGCCCACCAGCACAACTCACCGAGGGATAGTTCACGCTCGTTGTTGTAGCCAAGCGAAGACAGGATGGAACTGATCAGCCAGTTAATGAGATTACGCCGGGCCAGTTCTGCCAGCGCCGCGGTGGTTTGCTCGCGCAGCTGGTTATCGCAATGCCAACAGAGCATCATTGATCCAGGGGGATGTCGCATCGTTACCAGCTCATGATGGTGATAATCAGTGTGCGGGTACTGGCATTCCTTCACGTTACGCTCTAACCAGGATTCCAGCGCGGTCAAACCGCCTGCTGCACGGATAACTCTCTCGTCGGTGAAAAATCCCTCGAGGGACTTATCTTCTGCCAGCGGCTGCCTGGCATCAGGGACGAGCCCCGACGGAAGCCCGGCCATGCTTTTCGGCTGAGGCTCCACCAGCACACGCCCCTGTTGAAACAGAGACATCAGTTCGCTACCCGGCTTTAACACCACAAGCCCAAGGCGCGGAACAGTCTCGGCAGTAAACAGTCCTCTCACGCGGCATGCCCCTTAGCGATGTGTGCCGTCCACATGCCGCCGATCCACTCGATGCCTTTGGGCGTAAAACGTGCCTGGCTAAAGGCGTAGTTTGTTTCGCTCGTGGTGCCAGTTTTCACTTCAAACCGCCCGGCAGCAATGTGCTGGTGCTGATATACATACTTACCCGCCAGCTCTGCTTTCACGTCCTGTGCCGCCAGCCATATCAGTTTCTTCAGCCGCTCCATCGTCTTGCCGGCCACTTTCTTAGCGCCGAGTTGATCACGGAATTCTTCCCATGCCCACTGTGTTATCGCTACCTGATACTCAAAGCGGATATTGTCGCTGTAGTTCCACAGCAACCAGGATTTCTGGTGGTCTTCCAGCGACAGGAGGGCGCGGCGCCAGCTGGCTGTCGAGTATTCAACGGGCAGAACGAGAGCGATTGAGGAACCCTTAGCGCGGGACTGGCTGCCGCTCATCGGCGGTCCATCCGGGTTAACCATTTTTTGCTTCACCTCGCTATACACCTTCTTCCGGCCACGGCTGCGCGCCGTAGCGGTAAATTGCGCGTTCTCTGCAAAAGCTACCAGTTGCCCTTTCGTCGCACCACTCAGATCGGCGGTGGCCACTATCAGCTGCTGGCGAACAAATTCCAAGTATTGAGCTGTCATGCTGCTTCTCCCAGGCGCTTATAGATACGGACGAAATTGCGTAATATTTTGTAGTCGACCAGCACGGTGCCGCGGCTACGCAGGAGGCGAAGCTTTTGCCAGCGGTCGCGGATGCGTTCGATAACGTCACGGCTCATGCGGACTCCATTTCAGTAATGGTTAGCTCAAGCCGCCCACCTTTGACGACAGGCATTCTCTTCACGCTGTAGTAGTCAACCTGCTGGTCATCGAGCCAGAAACCCGATTTCGTCAGGGCGTCGAATGCTGCCTTTTGCAGATTGTCCAGGTCACGGCGCCGGCGATCCGGCATGTGACACTCAATACGGATTTTCAATGGCGTGGCCAGGCCGATATCAAGCATCGAGTCTTTGATGATTCTGGCGACGCTGTCGCGGTATGCCTGCCCTTCCGCGCTGATGTGTGTGCGTCCCCGGTTGTGCCGGTAGTAGCGGTTGTTGCTTGGCGGCCAGGGTAATGAAATGCGATATTGGTTCATGCTTTTATCAACCCCTCTTTCATCCAGATAACCTGCGTTCTGGCCATTCCCTCCAGCGCGCACTCCTTCGCATACTCCGCATCTACCAGGCGCGTGCGGCGGTCTATTTCATCGTGACAGGATGAACAGGCGATAGCGGCGAGCAGATCAGGCGGCTTAATCCCCGTCCCGCACAATCCAGCAATGCGGATATGGGCCAATACCGTGGTTTCAGGGTTGCCGTTGCAGACGCCCGGGATGCGAACCTGGCATTCACGACCGCGAGCTGCTTTACGAAGATTGGCCATGCTCACCCCCATATACGTTGACGAAGTGATCGCGGAGTATGCTCCGGGCGAACACAAACCGGCAGCCGGGCGCTGACCGTCCAACTCAGATAATCCGCGTTAAGGCTTTTCTCTGTGACAATGCCTCGCGCCTGATATCTGGACACTAACTGTTCGGCCTGCTCGGTTGTGCAGTCGGGATGCTGGAACCATGAGTATTTCATCGCCATCACCCCGCAAAGCTCAGCAGCTGACTGGCGGCGTTTTCAGCCTCAGCCGGCGAGTGGAACTTGCGACGCAGAATGTAGTTCCAAAGCACATTCAGCACTGATTTGTAGACGCCGTTAAACTGGCTGTCGTCCATGCTGGCGAAGGAGATCGACTTTGCGACACGACGACGGCTGCCGTCAGGCATCTGGTATTCGTCATAAAAGCCAGCCTGAATGGTTGCCCACTCGCGGAAGGATTCGAAGTGTTTCAGCAGCGCCATATCGCGGGAACGGGATATACCGACCGAGGAGAGATACATCTCCGCGGCATTCTGGAGTGCAGCGCGCTGATCGAGGTCGGATGAGAGAAAGTCGATAAAACCGGATATGAGGGTACGCTCCGCGGGCTCAATGAGACCACCGGAAGGCGTCCAGTAGTGATACCCGAGAGTCAGAAGTTTGAAGAACTTCTTGTGGAATGCGTAATTCCTGGGCTTGCGGAACTCACCGCAAAGCAGTTGCCCTACGGGGATAAGTTGCAGGTATTCGCTGGTTCCCGGCTCTGCGGGAATCAGTACGTTTTGATAACTTTTCTCAAATTGCAGTGTTTGCGCCATGTGTCCCCACTTGGCGCCGGGGTAAAGTTGTCAGTTGTCCAGACTGACCAAGTAATTATGGATGGCTGATGCTTATAAATCAATGGACAACTAATGGGTAAATTCCTTGGGAACAGGAGATATACCAGATAGAGAAATTAAATCAGGCAACTCATTGCCATGTAAAGTTCGCCCAACACCAACCGCGTAGACTTTGCCATCTACTGGAATCAAATGAACATCATATGAACGATTGAATTGTGCGTTTGGCGGCCGATGACTACTGCCTACTGATGATTCAAAAATAGTCAACCTGCTTTTTAATTCTGTATCTTCATGGATTTCTCCATCACGCCCGTATCCTACTAGCAAATATTGAATTTTATTCATTTCACCCTCGATTAATCGGCTATTTCTTAGAGTTCTGCTCGGCCATTTCAATATAGCGCGGATCGGATGCCTTGGGGAGTTGGATGCTCTGCTCGCGGTAGTAGCGGACGCGCTCCATGAAATACTCACGTAGATGCTCAGGCTGCTCTCTGGCCACCACTTCGGCGACAACCGGCATGTTCAGGCGCTCTTTGTAAGCGACGCCGGACGCTGCCAGGTCGACGTTGACCTTGTCCTGATCGTCTTTCGATTTGGCTGCAATGTTGAATTTACTCATGATTAATCATCTACATATCGCACATCCAGAACCACGTTTCCATCAAGGTCCTTTCTCACAATATGAACATCTTCCTTAAATGGCGGCTTGGTTTGCTCGATAACAGTCACTGTAGCTGTGCCAATTTTGTTCTGATTCTCATCCAGGACAATGTAACTTCTATCTATGCGGCTTGCTAAATGCCCCCTCCTGACTGTTCCATCGTCCAAAAGAGTGTAGCCAGCTTCAAGGTTCATTTTTTCTTTAAACATAAATCCCCCTCAGGTTATGAAGGGGATTATATATCACTAACAGATTAGCTGCGCGGCTTTGCGTTCTGCGGGGGATTTAGCCACGAATCGCACTCCACGCCAGATTGATTAATGACTCCCAGGCAATATAAACCCGGATACCAGCAACCAGGCCGAAGCCAATCACCATGGCATAAAGCAGAGCATTGCACTTGGTCATCACCTCACCTCCTGCGGCGCTGCTGGCAGCGGCATCCAGTGGGTGATTTTCTCTGGCTCCCAGCACTGCCAATGACCATACATGGCATGATGAACTCGCTTATACATTCCGTCGAATGTGAGAACAGATACATCATTCTCCGGCATCCGCTCGCTTACCGGAATCCATTTACCCGGCACGGTGGCAGGGTCACTGCCGGGAGACTGCGGGGCGGCTGCGAGCTCACGAACAATGCGCTTAATGCTGTCGATACGGTCATCATCAACAGGGTCTACCGTTTCAATCCGATCAAGCATCATCAGCGCTGCGTTTGCTTTATCGTTGCATGTCCAACCATCCGGAATCACCTGAGAGTTGCCAGCCTCATAAGCTACGCGCATCCAGTGATAAAAAGCTTCAGAGGTAACACAGCCGCAATCAACCTCAATGACGCCGTTTTGTTGCGATAACCATTCTTCGAATTTCATGACTTACCTCCGTTGAGCATGGCGGCGCGTAGAACCCGCGCAATGCGTTCACGAAGTTGCTGTGTCCCATGATATTCAATCGCAATATCGCGCAACTGATTAACCAGTTCGCGGATTTGATGGTCTTTCGGCACTACCGTCGCTGGCTGCGCGTGGCGACAGAGAAGCACATCTCCCATCTCTTCGCGCTCAGGAGGCCACACATCGGCATCAGCACCACTTAGGAGATAATCAAGGTTAGCCAGGTCAATTACCGCCACCGGCTCGCTGTCCGCTACCGGCTGCGCTGGCGGCATATCTGGACCTTTGCGAATAGCTTTTGCCAGCTCGATAGGGTCATCGTAAAGCCAGTCTCCGGTTTCAGGGTGGTTGGCTTCCGCCAGTTTGGCGGCCCACTCCAGACCGTCTTTGTGTCCCTGTAGGTAGTCGATAGGCAAACACTCAGACTCGCTGTCCATTGCGGCCAGAGCCATGCGGGCTAGTTCCTGCACCTCTTCGTGCGTACACTTCACCCATGCGCCAGGATTTGCTATCTGAGCTATTCGCTCTCTGGTTATGGTTGATTTGGTCATTTGTCGGCCCCATCGCGCAGCTGCTGGGCGAATAATCTTGCTTGCTTAGCCGTGTATTTCAGCGTCTCAGAAGACTCCCCGTGATCGTAAAACTCCTCTTCATCACCAACTTTTTCTGTCATCGCTGCAAACTCTTCCACCCCATCAGCCTTAATCCCGACTACGAAGCGATCTGTGGCGGGGGTTTCTACTGCTGTCAAATTAGCCCGGTGGTCATTCCATCCGCGCGCATATATCGGGTTTATAGACATGCCGTCCTTCACGCAATACCGCTGTCCACCACGATTGATAACTTCAATTTCTTCCGCAACGGCTGCCTTCAGCGCCACATTCTCCGCAGACAGCTGCTCAACCTGAGACTTAAGCGCCTGAATTGCCGTATCCCGTAGAGCCCGCAACGAGCGAATTTCGTTGGCTACCGACGCAGGGCCATCCTCGCCGCAAGCTTCCATCATGGTCTTTTCCCATACAAGCTCTGCATTCAGCGCCGCATCACGCTCGCCAGCAACACGAATCGCCCAGCGCATAACGTCCAGATACTTCTGCTCTCTGATCGACAGCTCGCCTGCGCTCTCCAAGAAGGCGATGAGCTCGTTTACTGCCTGTAGTGTGATAGTCATGCTGATGTTCTCCCGTAAACAGCCAGTACCCGCTTCATCGCCGGGCTTTGCCGACACTCGTTAAAAATCTGATTGGTGCTCTTCCTGCCTGAAATTTCTTCTTCAGTGGCCAACCGGTAGTAAACCGTACGCCACACCCGAGCTTCCGCTACCAGCACCCCCTGCTTTGCCAGGATATTTGCAGCCTGGTTGATGCAGGTATGCGTCATTCCTGAAGCCGCGGCGACATCTGGAGAGCTGCAGGTTTTATGCGTTTTCAGGTAGTTCAGAATTGCGTCTTTGCCTGTCATCATTGCCACCTGTTCTCAAGAAGCGCCTGTCCGTTGCGAATGAGCTTGGCCTTGTCCTTCTCGCCAATCAGAAATGGCATTGGTTCGCGCAGGAATCCCGCGCGCATGTTCTGCGCATCATCCATGCCGATCATCACCGTTTCGCACTTGCTGACGCCGGTTATCAGGTAAGAGCGGTAACGCTTTTCGAACTCGCGGGAACGGAACGGCAATTCCTCTTCGCTCATCCCGGCAAATTCAATCCACCCACCCATATCGGCAATGACCGCATGGATGATCGGATCATCAAACACAACGCTGTTGCGGCGCCCATAACTGCAGATTGCCCTGTATGCTTTCGACCAGGCCATCAGCGCTTTGCCATCTTTGTTGCCTTCGATGTGACGAAGAAGATCCGCAGGCTTAGGGAAAAACTGGCCGTTGTCGGTATCGCGGGTATGCCCCTGGAAGGAGCGCATCACATCTTCAACCGGGTAAGGCTTGAGGGCATTCCAGTAAATACCCACCATCACCTCGGATATATCCTTTCCGTAAATCTCGCCGATCGCTGCCATGGACTGGGCGAACTTTGGTTTTTCAGAATCGTTCATCAGAAAAGTTCTCCTGAATCAGTGCCGCCAGCCCAGCGCTGGAGGGTTTCAAGGTTGCGAGCCGTTGTGGCTGAGTACTGGCCCTGAGCAATTGCCATTGCGTGAGCATCGCCGGCCATATCACGAAGTTTTTCGACCTGAGCAGCGTCTCGCAGGAGCGTCTCAATGCCGTCATAGCGCTTTCTGGAAGGGTTCTTTCCCATAAGCCACGGATCGCCTTTTGCGCCAGTTATGGCCCGGCACAGCTCGTCCACAGTGAAGCCTTCCGCCAGTCGCGCCTTGATGCGCTTGCGGCGTTTGTCGTCGAGTTTTGCTGACGGGTGGTCATGTTCTTTCTGCCAGTGGGTGAAAACCAGTCTTACAGGGTCGGTCTTCGGCTGCTCCTGAATAACCGGATCGGGATCTGGTTTTCCACACTCGTCCCCAGCGGGGACTATAGGGGTTAGATCTGTTTTTATATTTGTCTTTGAAAGAATGTCTTTGGTGTTCCCTGTTTCCGGGGATACCTTTCCCTGTTTTTGGGGATGGTTATCCCTGTTTTCAGGGATGGTTGGCGCGGCTATTCTGCTATCCCTAATTTCAGGGATGGTGATAACCTGCGTTTCAACTTCAGCGACCGGAAAACTCACCGGACATTTAGGGCATTTCGGTTTGGTATAAGCCCATGCATCCAGACAGGTGTTGATCCCGATGTATCGTGTTTGCCCAATCCTGCGAACCTTGATGATGTTGCGATAAGCAAGGCTGAGAACCGCTTCAGAAACGTGCTTAACCGCCAGCATGGTTTTGTCAGCGATGAGGCTGTTAGCGATCCGGTCTTCTTTTTTCGACCAGCCATACGTCAGGCGAACAATTGCATTCAGCACGCGAAATTCGCGCCCCGAAAGCTCCACTACACACAAGGCGTCCTGAATCTGGTTAGCAAGGCGCAGATAGCCATTGTCCAGATCAGCCATGCGACTCTCCTGCTGTACCTTTTCCGGCACAGGGAAATTGATTACTTCGGCAGTATTTGCCATAATTACTCCTGTGAATTTGTTCAGTTAATTCGCGTAGAAAGCCGTTAGTGTTCCCGCACTGCGGCTTTCGCCCTTCTGTTTCCACTCATGCTTCAAAATCACCTTTCTCTCCCGGCCTGTTAGAAATCAGGATGGCCAGCAGTAGCGACATGTTCGGCAGCAGACTTTCCCGCCAGCGACTCACCGTCGACTTATTCACTCCGGCCACTTTGGCGATATTCGTGGTTCCCAGTTCAGCTATCTGGCTGTGTAACCAGCTTTCTATCCTGCGAGCCTCCACTTTGTTGCGTGTCGTTGAACTCTCCATTTGTGATACTTCCTCTGGTGGTGTTTGGAATGGCTGAATTACTCAGTCAGAACCCGCTGACTGCTCAATTCAGCTTTGTTTAATCAGGATTTCTGTTATGTGGGAAAGGCTTGATCTCCTCAGCCTTAATTTTTCCATCAGGCAGGGTGTTAACGAAAATCTTCCGCCCTACCCGGATAGCTTTACTAATTGCGGTCTGGTGAACGCCGATGGCATCAGCAGCTCTTGCCTGTCCAACTTCGTCAACGTATTCAGCTAAAGAAATTTTCATGTGGTTAGCTCCTATCAACTCATGAGTAAACAATACCACAAGTATTAAACATTGCAATACCGCGAGTATTTTTAAAATAAGAACATTGGTATTACTATTTGAAAATGGAAAAGAAAAAGACACTGACATCGGCTCAGATCGCTGACGCAGAAAGGCTGAAAGCCCTCTATGAAGCCAAGAAAAAAGAGCTTGGGATAACACAGCAATCAATAGCTGACATGCTAGACATATCTCAGGGGGGCGTTGGGCATTACTTGAATGGCAGGAATGCCCTTAATGCTGCCGTGGCTGCTGTTTTTGCCAGAGCCCTCCAGGTGGATGTCTCTGATTTTAGCCCCAGCCTTGCGAAAGAAATATCTGCAATGAGTGCTTCCGCTACATCGAATGCCAAGTATGCAGGCCAGTACACCCCAGGCATTAAATACCCTGTATTAAGCAAGATTCAGGCTGGGCATTGGTCGGAAGCGTGCGAGCCGTATGCACTTAAAGATATCGATCTATGGCTAGAATCAGACGCTCACATCCAGGGGGATGCGTTCTGGTTGTTGGTCGAGGGGGAATCCATGACTGCCCCGGTCGGGCTCAGCATACCAGAGGGTACCTACGTTTTGTTTGATACCGGCCGAGAGCCAGTAAATGGCAGCCTTGTGATCGCAAAGCTATCCGAATCAAACGAAGCGACATTCAAAAAGCTGATTATTGATGGGGGCCAGAAGTACCTGAAGGGCTTAAACCCTCAATGGCCATTGGTTCCCATCAATGGGAATTGCCGGATCATTGGTGTGGCTGTAGAAACTAAGTTGAGACTTGTGTGATCAGCAGCATGCCGCGGACGTACAGGAAGCATGGGTAGTCGGTAGTGGACTGACAAGGTGTTTGGGTGATGAGAAGATAGCAATAACTTAGAGGCTTAAATGTGATCAGAATAGGAAGGTTACTACCTGGCGGCATTGCAATTGACGAAGGGCAACATCACCCGATAAAGGGCGTTGCTCTTTTGATAAAAGAAAATAGCGAACCAGAAGAGATTGTTGTTTTTGCAAAAGAAATATCTTCTAGGAGCATTTCTATAGAAATAACCTGCGCAGCCTTGGGAAGAGCTCTATCCCTGCCTATACCCGAGCCAGTACTACTGTTTGACAGCTCAAACAAAGCATTTTTTGGTAGTGTTGATGCTACCTATCCGAGTTTCATGAAGTATGTTTCTAACTCTTCAGATCAGGCCGTTTCTGATGCTTTGGCATCATGGCCGTTATTGAAAAAAGCTAGCTATTTTGATGAGTGGATTGCGATGGATGACCGTCACAACGGAAATTTGCTTTTCAATGGTGATGGTTTCTTCCTGATAGACCATGAATCGGCAATTCCCCAAGGTCTTGCCCCTGACCTTTTCGGGATAGATTATTACTCCAATCAATTGCTGCAGGTAGCAACTTACATACTCGATAGAAGTAATGATATAGCCGTTCAGATGATGGCAAATGAGGCGAGAGCTTGGACCATGTCTTGCAAGAGTAACACCCTAACGCTATTAGATGGAGAGATATCCGAAACAGTTCAAGGTAAAGAGAAAAATCAAATAATGTCTTTCCTTTCATCTAGAATTGAGTTACTAGGAGACATTCTTTATGATCAAATCAAGCCCCAACAAACACAGATGATATACGATGCTAAATCTTGATCAGCTTCTTAAGTCAGCTCCTGCTATGCCTGCAACATCAGGGCGCTGGGCATCTGTTTATCTTGAACCAATGATCGGCTCAGGAGAGCGGCTCACGGTAGCAGTTGCCACGATAACATCATCTGGTGAAATTTTAGTTAAGCCGGCAATCAGAAAAGAAGTTATAGAAGCTATGTATGGCTTCAAAGCACCAGCATTTATCAATGTGGTTGATCTGATTTTGTCGAGTTTGAAGTTGCATCTGGCTGCTAAGGGGGATTTCGTATCATGGCATCCTCCAGTTACAGGCGTCACTATAAGCGCCGTAAGGAATGCTGCGTCATCAAGCCCTGTTGGCATACTCCGCCAAGCGGTATCATTGTCATCGAGTTTGTCATCACTCCTTGAGGCTGAAGAAGATTCCGATGGGTTGCCAGCTAAGCAATCAAGAACTAAAGACAGGTGGCCAATTCAAATCTTTGATGCGGTTATCAGCGCTGACGGACGCAGGGATATTTTTTTCAATAGAAGCTTCACCTTTAGTGATGGACACAGACCGGCTAAAATTTTCTATCTAAGCGATCATGCAGCTATCAACACCGGAAAACTGTTACCCCACAACTTGAATGAGCAGGTTAAGGATGGAAAAGCAAAAATATCTGACTTATCAATGATAAAAAGGCAAGGCGATATTTTTCCAAGAGAAACTCATCAAATGATTATCTACAAACCGGAAGATGATAGCCCTGCATACAATGATAGGCACATAGCATCAATAAATAGTGCGTACCTTTCTTTACAGGACTTGGCTAACACCTACGATGTATCAATCACTTCTGTAAGCACTGCCGAGCATGCAGCAAGGTTAATATTGCAAACTGCAGCATAACTTTTGATCCGGCCACCGCGCCGGGTTTTTACTGCCCTACTCTTCCCTCAGCATCAGCACGTCCAGCGCCAACTCCACAGCCAGATCGACCTGGTCTTCCTGCCACAACACCTGAATCATCTCTATCAGCGCCTCTCTTGAGGGCTCGCGCTTCTCAACCAGCAGTTGCATAACCGCTATCCCGATGACCTGCGCTATCTGCGGGTGCATTTCTGCGAAAAACTCATCCTCATTTGACATGCCAACACCCCTTTATGATGTTTTTTTGAGCATAACAGCACTTTTTACAAAAATAAATTAACTTTAAAATCATACCTTTAGTATTTTTATTAAACATAATAATACTGGCGGTATTGATATAAAATAATACCAGGAGTATTATCATCTCATCCAAACAACACCGGCAACGCCGGGGTGAAGTCAAAACGTCCCGTTAGCCGCGATAAGGCAAAGGTGAAGAGATGATCCGAGAACATGAGGTTCCTGCGTGGAACAGATTCAAGGTGAAGGTGGCTCTGTTGTTGGCTTTGGTCGCATTCGTAAGCGTTCAGTGCTGGGGTGCGGTATGAGCAGAAACGGCATTCGCTCACTGGTTATCGCGCTGGCCATTGGTGTGGTTTTCTGGGCTGGCCTGGCTGTCGAAATTATGCATTTCACGGGGGTGTTCAATGGTTAGTCATCATTACGGGACACAGACTGTTAACCGCGGCGCCGTTCTCCCAGGGATGCTCGTTAAGCATCGGGAAAGCACCTGGACAGCATCAGCAAATAAACGCGGCCGCCTGTATCTGCATCGTGGGATTGAGCGGACTTACACAACCGACTTGCTGGTTGAAGTTTATCTGAACGGGTTGGGGCATGGACTCAGCCACTAGCGGAGGATGTCATGTTAGACAAGAAATGCGGATATTGCGGCAAGCCGGTTAAAACGGAGGAAGTAATCAAGAGCACCCTTCTCTATCGCAACGGCTCACAGCTGGCGCGCAAAGAAAAAGAGTATTGCTCCAAACGTTGCGCTTCGCACGACCAGATGGCTCACGAAGGCTAACGTAAAACCCGCGCAAGGCGGGATCTACGTCCGGTGGTACCGACCAAAGTTACACCGGAAACAACATTAAAACCAAAGTTAACCCAATGGGCGCTATCAATGGTCCGGGGATTCTAACACCCAAAAATGAGGATCTCACATGGAATTCTTTAATGTGGTTAAAGCCACTCAGAAATCCGGAAAGCAAGATGCAGTGGTCTGGTTCACTGCTAAAACCGAGGCTCGCGCCAATCTGATGCTGGATGTTGCGCTGGAAGATGCAGGTATCGAAACAGGTCGGGGTAAGGACTACGCCAAACCGATTCGCACTGATTTCCCAGTTGTCGACGGCCTGCCGAAAGAAGGTGAAGTTGATTTTACCTGGTGTGATCGCTACGAGCTTCAGGACGATGGGCGCACCTGGCTGCCAAAAGCCGCTGGTGTGTCTACTGGTTCCGTTGACGCCCCCTACACACCTACTCCGACCGTAATCGTTGAAGATGCGACTGCGTCCGAAATTGTCCCGGTTGAAAACCGTACTCCAGCGGTCCGCTTTGCCGTCCATCTGATGAACGATAAATACCAAACCCACGTCACTAAAGAGCAGCAGTTGGCTGCCAGCGAAATGTCACTAGATGAAGGCAATACATATCTCCATAGCCTGCTTGTGGCAAGGAACGATGTGCCCGCGACCGCCAAACTCAGCCTGAATGCTGAGTGGAAAATGATTCGGGCGGTTAAGGACATTTTCACACCAGACGAAGAGCACGAACCAAGATTGATCGCTGCATTCATGTCTGACTGGGTGAACACCGATGCCGGTGACCGCAATCAACTGGTAGAAGACTGGCGCAGTGGTAAGTTGCAGTTGCTCAAAACTGAAACCAGCAACGCTGCTGACGTTACAACGGGTCAAGATCTCACTGTTGAGGACGGTATCCAGACCGACGAGAACGGCCGGGCAGAAGGTGGCGTCGTTGATGGTGAAGTCGATACCGAAGAGCAATCCCAGCAGACACAGCAACCGAACCTGATCGTTGTTGCCACCCTGCCATTCCGCCAGCGCGTACTGGCTCAGTTCATCGGTGATGGTGAATATCTCTATCACATCGACGCAGGGCAGAAAAATGAGATTGTCCGCCTTGAGATGGACACCGATGACGCGTACGTCCAGAACCTGCTGCTGGCAGCTGAGAATGTGGAAGCATTCAAAAAAGCCATTGAGCACGATATTCATAAAGTCGTGAATGCCGTTAAGAAAGTCTTCCCTGTCGATGGAAAAATCCCTGAACTCGCAACCTTAATCCAGTTTTTGAAATTGTGGTTCGCTACAGATCACATCGACCGCGGTATCCTCGTTCGCGAATGGGCCGCCGGTAATCGCATCAGTAGTGTGCAGCGTACTGATTCCGGCACTAATGCCGACGGCGGTTACGTCACTGACCGTGGACCTGACGCACACCACACACTGGACACTCTCGATTTAGAGATTGCGTGTGCCCTTCTGCCTATGGACTTCAACCACTTCGAGATCCCGGGCAGCATTCTTCGTCGCGCTAAAGAAATCGTGACCAAAAAAGAAGAACCATGGAAATCATGGAGCAACATCCTGCGCAATCAGCCAGGCGTTCTGGGTGTTAACCGCACGGCTATTTTTAACCTGGTACGTATCGCACCGGAAAATATTCATTTAACTCCTGTCGCTCACCTGGAATTTGTTAACCAGACCATGACAGCCGCGTTCAATTCCGCGGTCGAGTTATTGCCGTTGCATGAGACTGAACCCGCAGCACAGGAAATTCCCCAACCTGAAGGTAAGGAGTCTCCGCGCAAATCCTTCTGCACTCACGAAGAGAACCTGCAACGCGTGCGTGAAGAAGGAGCACGCCGCCGCGCAGAGGAAGCGGCAGCACAACCGCAGAAAGTCGAACAAGAACTGGTTAAAAATGTCGGCAACGGAATATTCGACGTTACGGCTTTGCTGCAGAACTCAGCAACTCATGGCACGAAAAAGGCTACGGAGACCACCAGCAATGTGCAGGTTCAAGAAACTGTCAGTGATGAAAAACAAGCTGGTGATGAAGTACAGCCAGGCGAAAGCAGTCTGGAGTCTGGTGAAGAGTCAGATACCAGCCAGAAGGACGATGTAGACCAGAATACGGATTCTGTCGCCAAAAATAGCGATTCTGTAAGCCAAACCGAACCAGTTGCAGCACAAACCGAGCCAGAAGCGCAATCTGACGAACCAGCTGTTGTTTATCCCGCTTATTTCGAGCCAGGCCGCTATGAAGGGCTGCCAAACGAGGTTTACCACGCCGCCAACGGCATCAGCTCAACCCAGGTGAAAGATGCGCGCGTTTCGCTGATGTACTTCAATGCGCGCCACGTAGAGAAAACCATCGTCAAAGAGCGCTCAGCGGTGCTGGACATGGGCAACTTGGTGCATGCGCTGGCGTTGCAGCCTGAACTACTGGACGCAGAATTCAGCGTTGAACCGGTGATCCCTGAAGGCGCATTCACAACGGCCGCGACCCTGCGCGCCTTTATCGATGAGCACAATGCCAGCCTGCCGGCGCTGCTGTCTGCCGACGACATCAAGGTGTTACTGGAAGAGTACAACGCCACCCTGCCGCCGCAGGTTCCGCTTGGCGCTAACCTGGAAGAAACGGCACAGAACTATATGGCGCTGCCAGCTGACTTCCAGCGTATTGATGGTGACCAGAAGCAGACGGCGACGGCAATGAAGGCATGCATTAAAGAGTACAACGCCACCCTGCCGCCGCCGGTTAAAACCAGCGGCAGCCGTGACGCGCTGCTGGAGCAGTTGGCAATCATCAACCCTGACCTTGTGGCTCAGGAAGCACAGAAACCGGCACCACTGAAAGTGTCCGGTACCAAAGCAGACATGATCCAGGCCGTGAAGGCAGTCAAACCAGATGCCGTATTTGCCGACGAACTGCTGGATGCCTGGCGCGATAACCCGGAAGGAAAAGTGCTGGTCACCCGCCAGCAGCTGAGCACCGCGCTGAATATTCAAAAAGCGCTTCTGGCACACCCGACCGCCGGCATGCTGCTGACCCACCCTAGCCGAGCCGTTGAGGTGAGCTACTTTGGTTTTGACGAGGAGACGGGCTTGGAAGTTCGTGTGCGCCCTGACCTTGAGATCGACCTGGATGGCGTGCGTATAGGTGCAGACCTGAAAACCATCAGCATGTGGAATGTTAAGCAGGAAAGCCTGCGCGCCAGGCTACACCGGGAAATTATTGAACGTGATTATCACCTGAGCGCGGCTATGTACTGCGAAACCGCAGCGCTGGATCAGTTCTTCTGGATTTTCGTCAACAAAGACGAGAACTACCACTGGATCGCCATCATCGAGGCATCCGCTGAACTACTGGAGCTGGGTATGCTCGAGTACCGCAAAGCGATGCGCAATATCGCAACCGGATTCGACACAGGTGAATGGCCAGCGCCAATCACTGCTGACTACACCGACGAACTGAACGACTTCGACCTGCGCCGCCTTGAAGCGCTGCGTACTCAGGCATAAGGGGAATGATGATGGAAAACACGAATATCGTAACCGCTGAACAGCAGACTCCAAACACGATCTCAGCCAGCAATGCCATTTTCAACGTGCAGGCTTTAACCCAGCTTCAGTCTGTCGCCGGGTTGATGGCACAGGCAGCCGTAACGGTGCCTGAGCACCTCCGCGGCAATCCGGCAGACTGCATGGCCATCATCATGCAGGCGATGCAGTGGGGTATGAACCCTTACGCCGTGGCGCAAAAGACGCACCTGGTTAACGGTGTCCTGGGATACGAAGCGCAACTGGTTAATGCGGTGATCTCCAGCTCAAACGCCATCGTTGGCCGCTTTCACTATGAGTACGAGGGCGACTGGTCGAAATGTGCCAGCAGCCGCGAGATAACCGTTAAAAAGCCTGCGAAAGGTGGCGGGACGTACGACAAGAAAGAAATGGTACGCGGTTGGGAAAGTGCTGATGAACAAGGACTGTCGGTACGGGTAGGTGCCGTTATTCGCGGTGAAAGTGATATCACCTGGGGAGAGCCTGTTTTCCTCTCCAGCGTAATCACACGTAATTCTCCACTTTGGGTATCAAACCCGAAACAGCAGATCGCTTATCTGGCACTCAAATACTGGGCGCGCCTATATTGCCCTGCAGTTGTTCTTGGTGTGTACACCCCTGATGAGATTGAACAGCGCACAGAAAAAGAGATCAACCCAACGCCGCAACGCGTTAGCCTGGCTGATATCTCAGGTGACACCGTCACAACCACGCAAAGCGCACAGGAATCGTCGGTAAATGTCGACTCTCTTGCCGATGATTTCCGCGAACGCATCGAATCTGCTCAGGACGTGGATAGCGCCAAATCGCTGCGTGCCGACATTGAAACGGCGAAAGCTACGCTGGGATCCGCACTATTCACCGAGCTGAAAAACAAAGCCGTAAAGCGTTATTACCTAGTGGATGCACGCAACAAGGTTGAGGAGGCTATTAAATCCCTGCCCCAGCCCGACGAGCCGCATGCAGCCGAACGGTTCGCTGAAGCCGAGCGCATGCTTGCATCTTCAAAGCGTCACTTAGGCGATGAACTGCACGATCAATTCAGCATCACCCTGGCGGATATGAAACCGGAATACGTGGCCTGACGAGACCGGGAGGGGTAACCCTCCCTCAAGGAGATTATATGCGACTGATCAATCGAGGAAGTAAGCAATCACCTTTAGCTCGCCAAGCATGCGACATCGCGCTGGCAGCTCACTTGCAAACATATGGCGACTATGGGCGAAGCAAGATGAAAGAGACTTATACGGTGAAGGTTGAAGGCGTGAAAGTCTGGGTGGAGGTGGTGAACCGAAAGGCGAGCTACGTGGCCACAGCGATGACCGGCATGCGCCGTCTCCGCTCCCTGCCCGGGCAGGTTGGTTGAAAAAGATTTTGAATGGCCCGAACGGGCAACTGGAGAGAGCTATGGATGATATTTTGGTAACGTCAGACCTGACCAGTCGCTACAAAATTTCACGCAAAACCCTTTGGTCATGGCAAAGTGCAGACACAATGCCTCGGGGCTTCGTATGCCCGTTCCCACCCCCTGACTGGCCCGGCAACCCTAACCGCTGGCGCTCTGAGTCAATCAAAGAGTGGGAGGATAAAAAGAAGATAAATTAACTGAAGGGCTCTCCGATGATCTCTTCAAGATGGCTCTGCCAAACGCGGAGCCAGTGTTTCTGATCATCGATATAGTCATGAAGGTTGTAATGCGCCATAACCCCCACCATCTGATGCCCGAGCAGCTTTTCAATTACGTGCGGCGGGCAACCTAACTCAGAGAGATTTGTGGCTATCGTCCGCCTCATATCATGAAGCGACCACTCTGCCATACCTGTTCCATTCCAAATAGAACGGGCGTAATTGGATGCCACAGGTGAATGAACGGGCGAATCTTTGATCCCGCCATCAATTTTACGTTGTGAAGTCACCAGGTGATTGGTGTTTATTTTCTTGAGGTGATTTCTGACCAGGTTAACGGCGGCGTCTGAGAGTCCCCTTCTAATATGTACCCGAGTTTTATAACTGCCCGCAGGCACGACCCACTCATTATCATCCAATCGAAACCATGATCTCTCACTAAGTCGAATCTCAGCCGTACGGCATCCGGTAAGCATAATAAATTTCACCAGGAAAACGGACTCTATCGACATATGGCTTTTCAACCACTGATAGATTTTGCGCAGATCGTCATCGTCCATCCTGCGAGTTCTCTTTTTAGGCTTTTGCCCGACATCAGATGGCAGTAATCCCTCGAGTGGGTTTGAGGCGATCACACTTCTGTTAACGCAGAACCTAAACGCCCGTTTGCACAGCGAAAGCATGTAATGAGCCATCACCCTGCTTTCTATAGAATCGAAGACGTTGATCCAGTGCATTTTCGCTGTGTTATCGACTTTGACATTCTTCATCGGTTCGGCGATATGTTTCTCAAACACCTGGCGATAGTAATCGACTTTAACTAGCCCGTTAGCGATACAGTGCCTTTCAATCCAGTAATTGAACGCTTCGGCAACGGACATCGCTTCCTGTCGGGTCTGCTTATCCAGCTTCACCTGCTCTCGCGGATCCAGTCCCTCAGTTAACCAGTTTCTGAATTGTTGGCGACGCTCTCTTGCCTGGGTGATACTCATTGCAGGATAATCACCAACATTGAGTTTTACCGCTTTACCGGCCCAGCGATACCGATAGAAAAATGATATTTTTCCGGCCTGGCTGATTCTGGCGTTGAGCCCGTGCGAATCAGAAATAATCTCGATATCATCTCTTTTCTTGCCGAGCGCCTTCCTGAGCTTTGTGTCGGTGATCAT